TCTAGCGATATGCCCATTGAAGTTCCTTGAGTAAATCCTCCAAGGACATTCATAAACATATTTGCACCTCTTGCTCCTTCCAATCCTTCTGCACCAGATCTCATCAGGGATGCCTTGCGGTAGGACATTTTCTTTTGGAATGATGCACTTTTCTTCATCTCATCGGTTTCCCATTTCACATCATCCCATAAGGATTTGATGCTGTTTCTAGCATTTTTCATGTTGGATCTTGCTTCTGCATCTCCCACTTCCATTTGAAGAGCCGCATTTTCCAATGGGGTCCCACTTCCGACATCTGCACCACGTCCTGCGGCTTTGACAATCTGTGACGATGCATTCCGTTCAGCCTGTGCTTTAATCTTCATGCTGTTCACATCAGCAGAATTCATGATTGAAAGGGATTGTTTCAAAGCCACCCGTTTCTTTCGTAATGCACCCCGATTTGCAGTCTCCAGAAGCATGTCTCCGTAGTCTTCTTCCCACCCTGCCTGAAGCTGTAACGATTTTATCTTTTGAAGTGTTTGTTGGTCTTGCATAAGGCCACGGCCATAACCCATAGCCCCACCTAAAAGCATCGGTACAAATAATTGCCACGCCATAATCAGCCTCTATAAATCATTGCTTTCGTAATCAAATCCGATCATCAGGATCGACAATGGAAACGGACCATTCTGACCAATAACAATGTTGTGATCTCCATAGGTCATGTTTCCCATGGTCAATACTTCATCCCCTGTGAAATATGCGACTGCCTCTCCCAGATTATCAGTAGGATATCGGAAGATCATTTCATCCAAAGTGGTCTCCGAAGGACCGTACACCAAACCCATCGAATCCAGCATCTTCACCACAATTCTGTGGATCTTTTTGCGATTTCCAACAAGCACTCCATCAGGTCCTTCTGCAAGGTCCAAGGTGGTGACAAAGCTGTCGTAGCCAAGGCCTGCATGAATCTTATCTGCAGATGATATAGTGACAGCACCACTGGCAACGGTCTTATCATTCTGTAATGCGGAATCTGCAAGAATACGGACGGTTTCTCCTTCCAAATGATTCAATCCCGTAAGGTTGGTGACACCTGATCCTGTGGTATATATGCCTGAATCGACATAATGGGCATCATCACTGGTCAGTTCTCCTGAATCATAGAATCGATCCAGGTATTCGACATAACGCACTGTGGCACTGTTTACGGTTCTTTTGACCACCATCCATAGCTGATGATGGGTGGATGTGGGAATAACCGCCAGAGACTCCACCTCGGCACTCGTTCCTGCAACCACATGGTTGCTCCATGCCATCATATTCAGGGCTTTGTTGTAGGTCACAGAAGCCAGTTTTCCATTGTCTAAGCGACACCAGACGATGTTGTAAGGCTGATCCTGATAAACAATTTCCTTGACCTTATCCACCAGAATATCGTCTGCACGAATGGATAGATCGGTTGCCTGATTTCCTTCTGCGGATTCCAGGCTATAAACAACATCACGCATCTTCCTTCCGTTCTTTTGAACGTAAAGGACGTTGTTATCTATAATTAAAGGATATGCGTTGGTATCAGAGGGGTAGCTGGTAACACGATCAATGGTGAAGTTGAACGGAGTCATGGTGACTTCGGTTTCTGATCCGTACATCTGGAAGACTCCTCCTGATGTTCCAACCGAAAGCTTCTTTCCAGAAATCATCCAATCAATGAGATCGACTGTTGCAGAAGAGATGGTCAGAGTCAGGGCATTGTCATCCTTGACTTGCTCACCAACCACACGGGCTCCTGTTGCCGTTACATTTCCTGAGGCAACCCCTATTTTTTCTGAAGGAGAGAAATTGAAGAAATCACCAGTTTTGGAGAACCAGACAGTTTGAGGATTATCATCATTACCTCCAAAGCACATCCGTTGCTGGAAGATCTCCACCGTTCTGGGCCACCCTGCATCGGAGTTCCATGCGTATTTACGCCACTCATGGTTAGGCCCTGCCGCCACCAGATCTTCTTTTACTGTGGCCGTGATGGTCAATGCATTGGTCACTGAATCAACCTGAAAATACCCCCAACTGATTGCCGCACCCTGAAGGGGGTTAAAGCGAAGGTAGGTATCTTCGTCATAGCTCTGGAATCCAGTTCCGTCATTGATGTCTAAAAGCTCCCATTTATCTGCACCTCCTCCTGTTCCTGGAGTCTGTGATGAAGAAACAGATGTGTGTCCTACAATGGCGGTGTAATACTTTCCTCCCTGAGTGACAATATCTCCTTTGTCATAGGCAGTGCTATTTGCATACGCAGTAGAAGTCCCGTCACCGACTTTAATCGTTATTGCCGTACCTTTGGGATAGATCTGCTTCTTTATTTCAACTTCATCATTTCTTTCTCTTAAATAAACAGGTTTGTCTCCAACATTTAATGCCAATTGAAACGTGGTCGATGTGGCATTGGTTATGTAATAAGTTGTAGTTGCATCAAACAACACACCTGTTCCAGAAGGATCAGTCACATGGTATTTCGGAAATGTGCTACCACCACTTTTTAATGCCATTTTAATTGCCATTCCGTCCAAGAGATCATGGTTTGCCAATTGGAAGAAATGGTCTGTGATATCGACTTGAGGATTTCCGACATCAACGGATGTTAATGTTCCAGATGCGGTTAAAGTCGCAGATTCCTTATGATTAATGGATAAATAAGGACCGTCTGTGGTATTGACATAATCAAATGCCCAACTGGTATCTCCAGAACGGATCAACTGACGGGGTTGATACGAAGGATGAGCAATAAATAATATGTCTGCGGATTGGGTGAAGTTCAGAGCATCCAGATCTGCGGTTGCATAAGGTGATACAATCTCATAAGGAGATCCTAAAACAGCAGAGTTTTTAAAGAATCGGACGTAGTTGTTTCCGAATTCCAGAACATACGCCTGATCCTGCCCGAAGTTAAACGGGACTAACCTTACTTGCTGATTCGTTTTTGTTGTTGTGACGTAACGGGTTCCAGGTCTTCTGGTGATTGAGCCTTGAGGCATCACCACCATATTCTTGAGATCCTGGACGGAGGATTTATAAGAATCAGTATCTACAAAACCACGCAGTTTTTTAGATATCTGACCATCTGCAAAACTGGTCTGGTAATGGAGTAATCGGGCCATTAGTACGCATTTTCTTGTGTCACACTGGCACTAAAAGGCCTCCAGGAATCAATATTGGTATAACGGGACTGCAACCATAGATCTGATTCAATCTTCTGCGGTGTTCCTTCTGCCGCATCCGCACTCCTGGACTCCGAAAGCACTTCCCGATATTTGTCCATCAGAGAGTTTTTCAACTCTGTTTTTCCTGTGATGTCTTGGGCAATTTCTGTTGCCAATCTCAAAGCAATTGCTTGAATCAGCATCGAATCGAATTTTGCAGTATCGGTGACTCTTTCGATATAAAGGATATAAAGCGTAGAGGCATCAGTGACGATATTGTCTCCTTCAATCTTAAAGGCATAAGAATTATCACCACTGGTATTTTCTGATACTGCTATAAGCCGAAGCATCTCTGCTGGCTTTGGATAGGCATAGTCGAACCCCCAGACAGGGGCTGTGGCTGAAGCGGTCAATTGAGCCCGTTTCAGCGCACAGTTCCATATATGACTCCGAAGGACGAGATCCCGTACATCATCAAACCGATTGTCGCAAGCCCTGGCACGTTGATTTGCATCAGTCCGTGCCGTGATGGGCTTCTCGCCTAAATTCGATAAGGCGATGTTACAGATATCGACTTCGGAAGCCATAATCAGTCAACCGTGTAGAAAATCATGCAATTAACATATTTGCCACTTGCCACTGCGGCACTTGACAAAGTAATTGTGATATCTGTTGCGGCTGTAGTTTTTAAGCCAGCTTGAGCTTTCCCAAATATAACTGCGGTACTTGCAGTTGCAGTTGCGGCGGCTCGGACTTCCGTTGCTCCAACTTTTACCTGGAACTGTGGAGATCCACTGCTGTCATGTTGAAGCACTCCATAAAGGAATGTTGCATTGGCAGGGAGCTTTCCCATGTAAATAACGTCATCGTTATTTGTTGCTCCACCAGATGCGGTGTAGCGGTCATACAGAACTCTTACCCTTCCACCTGATTCTGCTGATTCCACCATTGCAGAAACAGCAGTAGATCCAGCGTCAGAAGGATAAGCAGAGGTATGATTGGCACCGTAAATATTAGCCATAATTCATCCGTGCTTAAAGGTTATTTACAACTAATCTTCACAATCCGTTCTTCTTCAAGACGGACTGATCCGAGAGTCATTCGGTAATAAATGTACTGACTGAATCTTTTGTCAGGACGTTCTGTGATCCTTGCGACAATGTCTTCCCAGAGACAAAGACCAATACCTCTGCGATGCCATGCCATACACCAAGTAGCGTTCTGGTTATTAGAACCCCCTTCTTGGACAGTAGGATCATAAGATTTAGCAGTTGCTCTTCCCTGTGTAGGAATTAACTCAGTTCTGATGATGTTAAATCCCATATACTGGTTAAGATCTCCTGCTACCAACGCACGGACTTGGTTATAGTCTGCTGAATTCACTTTTGTAGAAGTCAGAAGATTTGCCAATTGTGCTGAATTAACGGCAAGGAATAAATTGGATTGACCATTTACATCATAATCATCCGCATCATTTGCCCCTAATTTCTTTCTAGCATGGATTAGCTTACCTACGGTCAATCCCTGATCTCCTGATCCGTTATCGACTTCATAGGTAACGTCTTCCATTTCGACTTTCATATTGGTGTCATCAAAAGTGGTAGGATCACCACCAGTTTTTCCTGCGTATGCAGTTGCTACCATTCCACCAATAATTTCTTCATCCATTGCACGTCCCATTGCCATAGCGGCATTGACGGAATATGCAGATGCAGGATCAATCAGAGTCCGCAAGCGGTCTGGATTGTCAATGAGATCACCCCAATCGTAATCAACAGGCGTTACACGTCTGCGATCATGTGGAGTGTCGAGTTGCGGTGAATCACCGTGACGGGTTGTGACCTTTTGGGCCTCAGTCGATGAAATTCGGTCCATATAGACTTCTTCACCTACCTTACCAGCTTCCAGGGTTACGGCTCCACGAAGCCTTGACCCCATCTGCTGAACAAGCAGTTGCACATTTGCGCTATACTGCTTTACAAACGAAGTTGTAATTTGAGTAGACATATTAATCCGTAATAAATTGTTAAAAAAATCAACAACATACGGATTGTCTACTAAAGGTAGGTCCGCTACGTACTAGGTAGCAACAGGCCCCGAATCGGGGTTATCTGATCAAGAAAGTGCGTTGTGTAATCGTTCCATTTCTCTGACTGCGGCTTCATGATGAGGACTTGCCCCGTCAAGATATGCAGTTCGAAATTCTGGGTCTGCCATACGTGTGGAAATTGTCTCTTGTGCATGAACAGGAGACATACCACCAATCGCACCCCTTGTTCCAGGCAGGATGTTGTCTTCTGACAACACCTGACCTATCCTGGCAAAAGTCTTTAAGACTTCAGGATGATTACTCAGTCCTGTTTCCTTCATCACATCCATTAACTCTTCAGATGCAAAGTTCTGGAATGCCCTACGGGCCAGTTCTGAGTTCTTGTTGAATTCATCTCCCCATTCTTTTTGAATGTCCTGGAGATATTCAACATTCATCTGATCGAACTGTTCCTGCTCTTCTGCAAGATCGTTCTGGTTGATCTGATTATAGATCCCAAGCATGGTTCTGGCCTGATCATTGGTGAGTCCCAACTGATGTGCAACATTCTTAAAATCTGCAACATCAGGAGATTGTTCACCATCTCCCAAATCAAAATCATACCCGTCTGCATTTTCAGGTCTTCCTAAACGGTTGTAGACCTGATTCCATCCGTCTTCATCACCTTCTTTGGGAAGCTGAAGCATACGGTCTGGATCTGCCCCTATCATCTTTCGGGCATGGACGTAGGATTTTGCCAACTTGTCAACAGAGTCAAAGCTCTGAAGGGATGGCTCCCCTCCTAATCCATCAGGCAAACTACCTGGATCGAAAGCCAAAGGGTTCTTTTCTGCCGTAGGCATCGATCCGTCCAAGATCGAACCATTGGCAGGAGTTCCGGCCTGAGATCCTCCGTCAGTTAAGATCGAAGGACTGCTCTCGGTTGTCGGTGCTGATTCTTCCATAAATCTCTGCCTGTTCTTCCATTAACTCGTTGGGGGATTTTTGTAGATTGTGCATGATTGCCAATACTACTGCCCGTCTCCCCTCGTTAAACGACATCTCCAGAGGATCTGAAGATTGGGTCGTGTTAAAGACGTAATTGTGTCTCATAATATCATGGAGGACTTCCTGTCCTGCTTCTGAATTAAAAACCTCCTTGTATAAGGCTCTTCTGCGCTTTTCCTTATCAAAGATCATATCGGCTCTCCTGCACTCAATAAGGTTGCTTCTGCGGAGGCTCTGTTCGATTGTGCCTTAGACAAAGTTTCTTCGGTTTGTGCCATTGCCATTTGCTGTTGCAAGGCCTGCTGTTCCTGCATCATTTGCTGTTCCTGCATGATTTCCATCTGAAGTTCTTCTTCAGATTTCAGCACGGATGGAGGAACCCTCAGTATTTCTGCACCCAATTCTGCAAGTTTCGAGGTGTTGAATCGTCTGATGACATTGGGATCAATCTGGGCAAAGGGAACCATAAACTGCATCAGTTGTGAGACGGATTGAAGTTCTCCTGAACGCATCGCAATTGAAACAGGATTCTGGTATTCCAGTTTCATTTGCTGTTGCATAAGTGCTGGGGGAGGAGGTGGAAGAAGACCTCCTCGACTGAGGACGGACATGGTTCGCTCAATCATGGGCCCCAGCATTTCGATTTCCTGTCTCGAAACAATAGGCCCAAGAATCGATAAACGGTCCCGTTGACGTGCCGCAATTTCGGTAGCCGTGAACCGCATCACATCTCCGTCTTCTGCTGTTGGTCCAGGAAGCTCCAACA